GGATTGCTAAAGCAGAAGCTAATAAAAACGAATTAGTAGATATAGACTACAAATCATTAGATTTAAGAGTTAGAATACCAATAGGTAAGAAACTATCTTTAAGCGTTGGTGGTGTTTATAGAACATATGAGAAAGCTTATGGCGTAAACCCTATACAAAAGTATTTAGAGGAGAATGCTTGGTGGAATTTATCTTACGATTATTTTAATCATACAGATGCTTTATATAGTTATGAAAACTTAATGACTGGAGAAACTGGTTATGATTACTTTTGGTATAATGCACAAGGAGAATTAATAAGCAACTCTGATTTAGATTATAGAAATAACATATACGGACAATTAGTAAATCAATACAATAAAGAACAACTAGCAATGATAGGTAGTTTTGCAGATTTATCAAGTGTTATAGGTTTAGATTTCTATCACTACAGAAAGAATTTCTGGGTACACGCTTATGGAAACATATTACCTCATCACAAACTACAAAAAGGAGATGAAAGATATTCTTATGGAAACTTCATAGGTAAAGACAACTGGATAGATTATAAATATGGAGGAGTATTTGGTGTAAGACTAAACAAAAAACTAGGACTATTTAGTGAGATAACTATGCAAAGATATTGGGATAGAGAAATAAAAGTAATCAAAGCTGGTATTAACTTTAAGATATAATAGATGACAAAGAACTTTAGCAAAGAGGAATTTGATTGTAATGATGGTAGCGAGATGCCTATAAATGTTTATCATAATATGGTAAAGGTTGCTAATCAGTTACAGACTTTAAGAGATTATATAGGTAAGCCTATTCAAGTTAACTCTGCATGGAGAAGTGAAGAGTATAATGCTTCTATTGGTGGGGTAAAAAACTCACAGCATATAATGGGTAGAGCAGCAGATATAGTTATTAAAGGTATGACACCTATAGAAGTGTCTAAGATAATAGAAGAGTTAATTAGTAAGGGAGATATGTTACAAGGAGGTCTTGGAATATATTCTTCTTTTGTTCATTATGATATACGAGGAACTAAAGCTCGTTGGGATTATTCAAAAAAATAAGTTATGATAATAGGATTTAGTAATTTAATAGAAAGAGGTTTAATGTTTGGTTGGGAATACTATCCAGCATTAGATGAGGAAGACCATACAGAATTAAATGTATATTTAGTATTTATCTGTTTACACTTTAAATGGAACGATGAAGAAGAAGTTTAAAGATACTAAGGTAGGACAGTTCTTACTAAACAACGGTTCAGGCATTGTGAACACTATTGGCGATGTATTGCCTAATAACGGTGTTTTAGGGCTTGTTAAAGGACTTATAGACAAAGACGACTCATTACCACCAGAAGATAAAGAAAAGGCTTTAAAACTGCTTGAAATGGATATGGTAGAGATGCAAGAGATATCTAAGCGTTGGAGTAGTGATATGTCTAGTGATAGTTGGTTAAGTAAGAACACTAGACCTATGACACTTATATTCTTAACTGTTTCTATGGTATGTTTAATATTATTAGATAGCTTTAACATTACCTTTGAAGTAAATACTGGTTGGGTAGATTTACTTAAATCTCTTTTAATAACTGTTTATGTAGCATACTTCGGTTCTCGAGGTGTAGAAAAATTTAAATCTATCAAGTAATAGAACACACTTATCCTGTATTTATAGTAACTTATAAAATATTGTGATTTGTGATTCCATTTTTAGATTCCATCACAAACATAAAAAACTTATATACTTCATTATATTGACGAAGTTATATAAAATAAATTAGAAAGTCAAGCTATTTTATTAACAATTATTAATATCTTTATTTTAAAGTAACGTTATATATTCTTATATTTGAATGTGGATAACAATTTAGACATAGAAGGTTTAGATTATTTACAATGGAGTTTATTTGATTCTCCTGATGAAATAGGTAGTGGATATAAGTTTATGGAAAGACAACCAGTATATATATTAGATAAGATAGTTAAAAAGACTAGAAGAAACTTTGATATATTATTAGGTTATGCTTCGCCAAGTTATGCTAACAAACTATCTTTAGCAACTAACAACTCACATAGAATAGGAAGAGCTATAAAGCTTAGAGTACTAAATCCTAAGAAAAGAATGGATTTAATAAGATTATTAATATTAGAAGGAGTATCTAGAATAGCTGTATCAAATGATGTAGTTTATTATGATACTGATGACTTGAAAGAAAGAGGTCTATATCTTTGGTAGACCCTTGTTTTGTTTTTTTGTTTTTAGAGAGGTAGGATTTTATTCTACCTCTTTTTTTTGTTTATTCAATATTTATATATATATTGCACCATAATAAATAATAAAACATAAAGTATGATAAAACAAAGTAGAAGATTTATTCCCTTTAGATATTGGGATTACAAGTACAATCCAATAACAGGATTTAAAACACACAGACAAACAGAATTAGTATATAACAAAGAAAGAGAAAACAGATAATTATGAACACAATAAATAGTTTAGTAGATTGGTTAACACAAAGCAATAGTGTGCTAATGAATAAGAACAAAGAATTAGAACAAGAAATAACAAGATTAACAACTTTTATATTTGAGTTATGTGACAAAGATTGTCCAGAAGATTATAAAAGAATTGTTCAACAAGAAATACTTAAGGATAATGCAAGAGATTAACTTTTATAATAACTTTAATATGTTAGGACAGTTACTATTAGAGTTTAGCAAAAGCAAACCTAAAGAATCTGACAAGTATATAAGAGCATTAAATGAAATATACTTTTATGCAAACTCAATGCATATAGAAAACAGAGAGTTAGAATTAGCTTTATCTAAGATGAGATATGAGACAAACAAGAAAATCTTTATATAATTTGTATAATTAAATATAAATTACTATATTGCAACAATTAATAAATAAAAACAATATGATAACACAAAAATTAATTGCTATTCAATCAAAGTTGAAAGCACCAAAGAATCAAAGAAATAACTTCGGTAAGTATAACTACAGAAGTTGTGAAGACATTTTAGAAGCAGTAAAGCCACACCTTGTAGCTGAAGATGTATCTATTATGGTAACAGACACTATTAAAGAAGTAGCAGGTATTCCTTATGTGGAAGCTAGAGCTGTATTCTTTGATGGAGAGGGAAAGATAGAAGTAACTGCACAAGCAGGTATTGACCCTAACAGAAAAGGTATGGACATAGCACAATCATTTGGTTCGTCAAGTTCTTATGCAAGAAAGTATGCTTTAAATGGCTTACTGCTTATTGACGATACTAAAGATGCAGATGCTACTAACACACATGGTAAAGACAAGAAATGGCTAAATGTTAACACTCCAGAGTTTAACAAAGCTAAAGACTTTATCAAAGGTGGAGGAAGTGTAGAACAGATAGAAGCTAAATACAAATTAGCTAAGGAAACTAAAGAATTATTAATTAAATAAATATATATATATTATGAGTGCAATTATCAATTTAAGTATAAACTTAGAAAACTTACCTAAGGAGAAATTCGTAAAAGGTAAAAAAGGAACTTACTATAATTTTACAGTAAGTGTTAACGATGAAACTAACGACTATGGAAGTAACGTGTCAGCTTATGACTCTCAAACGAAAGAAGAGAGAGAAGCTAAGAAGACTAGAAACTACATAGGAAATGGTAAGGTAGTATGGACAGATGGACAATGTACTGCTGTAGTGAGGGATGATGAGCCTAAAAAGGCTCAAAAGGAAGTTGTATCAGCGAGTGACGACTTACCATTTTAATATTTGGGGAGGGTGTAAAAGCCCTCCCTTTTTTATTATAAACAAAAACAAATAATGACAGAACAAGAAACAATTAATAATATGTTCATGCAACAGATTGAAAAGGAATGCTTTGTAGATACTACAGAGATTATTTCTTATCCACCTGTAGCATTGTCTTTAGGGGAACATACTATAAACACAAAATCAGGTCTTAAAACGTATCCTATACCTATAGGAACTTATGGGAACTTTAGTTTTGTACAAGCTCCTCCTAAGACAAAGAAAACATTCTTTATTAGCCTACTAGCATCTGTTTACTTATCAGGTAAAAATAGATTTGGAGGAGATATACAAGGTCATAAAGAAGATAGATGTTTAATACATTTTGATACAGAACAAGGTAAGTGGCATTCACAAAGAGTATTTAAGCGTGTCTTAGATATGAATGACGGTAAAGATGTTGGTTGCTATCATACTTTTGGTTTAAGAACAGTAGGATATAAAACTAGATTAGACTTTATAGAATACTACTTAAGACATAAGATTGAAAAAGGTAAAGTAGGTTTAGTGGTTATAGATGGTATTGCTGATTTAGTATCTGATGTAAACAACCTAGAGGAAAGTAATAAAGTAGTGCAAAAGATTATGGAATGGAGTGCTAAGTTTGATTGCCACATAATTACAGTTATACATAGTAACTTTGGAAGTTCTAAGCCGACAGGTCATCTTGGTTCTTTATTAGAGAAAAAATGTGAGAGCCAGATAGAATTAGAATTAAATACTGTTCATACAGAGCAAGTAACAGTTAAATGTAAAAGAAGTAGAGGTTACTCCTTTGAGACTTTTAGCTTTAAGATTAATGACATAGGATTACCAGAAGTAGTTGGTAATGTTTATGACCATTTACAAGGATTAGGAATAAAATATAAAAAGATATAATATGAATATAGATGTTAAAATAAAAAGGTTAGAAGACCAAACAGAATACTATAACTTAAAACTCTCTACATACAAAGAAAGTATTGAGGGAAAGTTTAGTAAAGAGGACTTACGTTACCTAATACAACAAATAGATAACGAAATAGTGTGATTAAATTAATTTGCCCTTTATATATTGTGTTAGAAAGAAAGACAAAGCCTGATAAAAAGATTTTTGTTAATATGAACACATATAGAAACTTACACTTTCAGATAAACAATCAAGTTAAAATTAAGTATAAGGAGTTATTAAAGGAGCAGTTAATAGGAGTAAAGATAAAAACACCAGTAGAGATTACTTATAAGGTTTATAAGGCTAGGAATAATAACCTAGATAAAATGAATGTTGTAAGTATAACATCAAAATATCTTTTAGATGCAATAACTGAATTAGGTTGTTGGACAGATGATAATGATGACTTTGTAAAAACAGAAACAATAATGCCGACAGAATTAGACAGAAAGAAACCAAGAGTAGAAGTTTTTATAAAAAGTATAAATGACAGATTTAGAAAAGATAGCCAAGAGTCACAAGCTATGGGTGAAGATGGTAATTAACTTAGGATGTAATCCTAGCATAGCAGAAGATATAGTGCAAGAAATGTATCTTAAAGTTCATAGACTTATTGAAGGAGGAAAGAACGTAATGTATAATGATGAATCAGCAAACAGGTTCTATATATATTTAACATTAAAGTCAATGTATTTTGATTATAAAAGAGCTAAAAATAGATATCAGTTCTTCGAGATACTAGAAAATGATGAAGCAAATAATATGTATGAGTCTAGTAGTATATATTCTGGCGTTGATTTAGAACAACAAGAAGCGTTTACTAAAATATATAATAAGATACTAGATGAAATAAATAGCTGGGATTTCTATAACAAGAACCTGTGTATAGCATATTTTACTACAGGTTTATCATTAGATAAGCTAGTTAAAGAACTAGGTATAGGTAGGTCAAGTTTATATAACTCTATAAGAAACTATAGAGATATAATAAAAGACAAGTTTATGGAAGATGTAGAAGACTTTTATAATAAAGATTACGATAAAATATAATACTATGGAGAGAAATAAAGAATATTACGAGAATTTAGACAAGAGAACTAAAGAGTACAAGGCATGGAAAGCATCATTTGATTCTAATAATGGTGTTGGTTTAGGAGATGTAGTAGAGAAGATAACAGAAGCTACAGGAATAAAGAAAGTAGTTAAGTCTATCTTTGGAGAAGACTGTGGATGTGATGAAAGAAAGGAAGCTTTAAATAAGATAAGATTCTTCTCTGAGAGAAACGTAGAATGTTTAACAGAAGAGGAGTACTTTACATTAGAGCATTGGTTTAGTGAAAAAAGAAATGTAGTCACTACAACAGACCAAGATTTATTGTTTACTATATATAACAGAGTATATAATATGAGACAAAAAAGAACAGGATGTTCTTCTTGTATCAAAACAGTTATACACGAATTAAAGCTATTGTTTAACGAGTATCATAATAATTAGTATGAAAGACTTTAGACCAAGATTAAAAGGTAATAAACTTAAGGCATTCTTAAATATAACTAAGTCAGAAACTAGAGTTTTAGTTATAGGAGATTTACACGAGCCATTCTGTTTAGACTCTTACCTTCAACATTGTAAGGATGTTTATTCTAAATATAATTGTAATAGAGTCGTTTTTATTGGAGATGTTATAGATAATCACTATTCGTCATATCATGAAGCATCAGCAGATGGTATGGGTGGAGGAGATGAACTTGACTTAGCTATAAAGAGAATAGGCAGGTGGTATAGAGCGTTTCCTAAAGCAGATGTAACTATTGGTAATCACGATAGGATTATAGCAAGAAAAGCTCAGACAGGAGGTATACCTAGTAGATGGGTAAGAGATTACTCTGAAGTACTTAACACTCCTAAATGGAACTTTATAGAAAGAGTTGTTATTGATAATGTTCAATATATACATGGAGAAGGAGGAACTGCTAGAACAAAGTCTAAGGCAGATATGATGTCTACTGTACAAGGTCACTTGCATACTCAATGCTACACAGAGTGGACTGTAGGAGCAAAGTTTAGAGTCTTTGGCACACAGGTAGGTTGTGGTATAGACCACGAGAAATATGCCTTTGCTTATGCTAAAGCTGGGAAGAAACCAGCTATTGGTTGTGGAGTAGTTATAGGAGGACATACAGCGATTAACGAACTAATGAATTTATAATATGTTAAAGAATAAGAAGCATACCATTTCACAGAGAATGGGTAGAATGGAAAGAGTACTAAGTCAGTTGTATTTAACAAACGTAAGTATGACTGAAAGATTAGATAAACTAGAAAAAGAACTATTTAAAGAAGAAGAAAGTAATGAGTGATAGTCTAAAGAAATACGAAGAGTTAGTTGGTAGCTTACCAACAGATAGTCAAGAGAGAAAAAGAATACCTATATATACAGGACTCATTAAATACTTTCCTGATGCTGTAGCAGAAGTAGCTAGAGTTTCTTTAATAGGAAACCAACAACATCATCCTGATAAGCCTTTACATTGGGATAGAAACAAGAGTACAGATGAATTAGATGCTTTAGCGAGACATTTAATAGAAGCAGGTAAGATAGACTCAGATGGTGTTAGGCACTCAGCTAAGGTAGCTTGGAGAGCTTTAGCTAACTTACAAAAAGAATTAGAAGGTGAAAAGCTTAATTAGAAATAGCAATCAAACAAAGCAAGGTTTAGACTTTACAGGCGTACAGAATGGTAAGATACACCCTTCTGATATAGATGCTGTGTTAGAGTTTGATAACAAGGCTTTAATATTAATGGAAGTTAAAAGAGCTGGTAACTCTATTCCTACAGGACAAAGACTCCTGTTAGAAAGAATATGTGATAGTTGGCATACAGACAAAGGTATTGCTTTATATGTAACGCATAATTACTTAGATGATACCAGAGACATTCCTTTAGTTAAATGTTTTGTTAATGGTTGTTATTATAAGGGTAAGTGGTCTAAGGTAGGTAACGAGCCTTTAATTAATGTTTTGAATAAATTAGGCTTTAATTGGAATATAAGTAAATTAATGTTTGATAATTAAAATAATTATATTATATTGCAGACATAAACAATAAAACAAAAGCAATATGAAAAAAGAAGTAACAGTTGAATACGATGACATAGTATTAGTTCTTGTAGGAGATTATCAAAAAGGACAAGATGGTAGTTATATGCACCCAGATATTAGTAGTGATTTCAATTGTCATCAAGTGTTTTCTGGAGGACAAGACATTATAGATATACTACAACAAAACATTATAGAAGAACTAGAAGAAGAAGCAGTTAAAAACTTAGAAGAAGTATGGTAGCATTGTTTGATGCAGATAGTTTAGTATGGGCATCATCTTATGGTGTTGAAGAGGATATTGATTTAGCTATAGAAAAGTATAATGATTCCTTTACAAACATAATATACGATTTGAATGAAATATATGATATATCAGAAGTAATAACCTTTAACAATAGTAAGGGTAACTTTAGAAAGATATTAGATACCAACTATAAAGCTAATAGAAAGTCTTCAGGAATACCTAGTGTTTTAACACATCTTCATGATTATGTAACAGAAACTTATAATAGTGTAAGTAAATATAGTTTAGAGACAGATGACTTAGTTGCTACTTATTGGAGTAATATAGCAGAAGAAGATGGTAGAGATACTGTGATTATAGTTTCTATAGATAAAGACTATAAGCAACTGCCAGCTTTAATATACAACTATCACTACAAACATAGATGTGTATATGATATAGAACCTGTAGAAGCTTTATATAACTTTTATGAGCAAATGATTATAGGAGATAGTATAGACAATGTAAACTACTGTAAAGGGTATGGTAAGAAGTATGCTGAGAAATTGCTAAAAGATTGTACAAGTCATTATCAATTTACTAAGAAAGTATATGAATTATTCACAACAATATACAAGAGCAAAGCTAAGTTAAAATACATACAATGTTATAACTTGCTAAAGTTAAGAACTGAATGAATGAAGGTTTATCGAATAAAACTATTAATGAATATTTTATGCTAACCTTGTATGAGATAGAACAAGGAACTCTATATGAAGATATAGAAAAAATGTTAAAGGAATACGAAGAAAGAGAAATGTATTTAGAGTGTGCTGGAATAAATAAAGCAATGGAATATTCTAAATTTAACTCACTAGTTTCAATAACAAAACAATTAAATGAGTACGAACAATTAAACAGAATAAAAATTATAAACGAAGATGAAAACAACACAAGAGATTAAAGACGCAATAGAACAAAGAACAGGATTAAAGCTAGACTTTAAAAGTAGAAGAAGAGAATTTGTTTATTGTAGGGCAGTTTACTTTAAGTTATGTAGAGAAAACACAGAGCTTAGTTTAGATGAAATATCTAAGACTTTAGGAATGAGTCACGCTAATGTAATACACTCCTTAAGGAATACATTCCCTTTAATAGCAAAGCATGAAGATAAGTATAATTCAATGTATAAAATACTTAAATCTCCTGACCCTATAGAAGATGTTCAAGAGAAATACATAAGACTTAAAGAAGATTATGAAGCTTTACTTGAATCAACAAAAGCTCCTGATGATGCAGAGTTAGTAGATATGATAAGACAAATACCTGAACAACAAATAGATGTAGCAAAGCTTAGAATAAATGCTATGGTACAAATGCTAAAAACATATTAAGATGAACAAGAAAGAAACAATTAAATTAAGTCTATTAATAGTATTATTATGTTACTGTTTTTTTAGATTAGGTCAAGGTAATCCAGAAGTAATAACAAAAGAAGTTATTAAGGAAGTAGAAGTAAGCGACAAAGGATTTTGTGTAGCTTGTTATAAGAAACATAACTATGATGAGATGTTCTTATTAGTGAATGGTTATACAGATTAATGTACCTAGAGAACCTAAGGCAGAAAGCTTTAAGATGGTGTTTTAAGAATGACTTTGTTATATACCCTGTAACTAAAAACAATAAGGATTATAATATAGTTATAGAGAAAGGACTAAAGAAAGTATTTATTGAAGATGTATATACTAAAACAACTATACATCAAGGTATTACAGATATATACTTAAAGTTATACAAAAAACATAATACTAAATAATCGTTATCATATTATGGCTAGAGCAAAAAAGAATAAATCACAAGAGATAAAACCTACAGACGGTAGGAAACATAATAAAAGACTTGCACCTAAACCTATATCTACTACAAATAAATTACCATCAGCTAGACAGAATAAAGCTAAGAAAGATAGGATAGCATCTTATGCTACCTCAGCTATGAAAGATGTATTTGGTAGCGAGAAAGAAGCGTTTAAACACCTAGCAAGTTTAGCTAAGAATAACTTTACTCATATGAAGTTATTACTAGAGTATGCTTATGGTAAACCTTCTGATAGTATTGATGCAGTTAAAAAGTCTGGTAAGGTTCAAGTTCCTGTAATAAATTTCTTTAACAATAAAGATATACAAAACATAGAAGATACAATAGATGTAACTCCAGACGATGAATAGTAATATAAATCTACATAGTAAATACATTCCTTTGTTTCAATCTAAGAGCAGATACTATATTGTAACTGGTGGTAGAGGTTCAGGTAAATCATTTGGTGTAGCTTTGTTTCTACTTAACCTAACGTATGAAGAAGGGCACAAAGTATTGTTTACTAGATATACTTTAACATCAGCTAACACCTCTATTATTCCTGAGTTTATTGAGAAGATAGACCTGATGAATGTACACGCAGACTTTAGGATAACTAAAGATGAGATTATAAATCTTAAGACAGGTAGCTCGATAATGTTTAAAGGGATACGAACATCCTCTGGTAACCAGACAGCAGCTCTAAAGTCCTTAAATGGCGTTACAACCTTTGTTGTAGATGAAGCAGAAGAGCTTATGGAAGAAGATGTGTTTAACAAGATAGACTTTTCTATACGTTCACAGAATAAACAGAATAGATGTATTTTAATATTAAACCCTGCTACAAAAGAGCATTGGATATATCAAAGGTATTTTTTATATAAAAGTATAAAAGGTGGTTTTAATGGCATGAAAGATGATGCAACTTATATACATACTACATACGAAGATAATAAAGACAATCTGTCAGACTCATTCTTAACACAGTTATATGAGATGAAGAGAAGAAACCCTTCTAAGTTTGAGCACGTTATCTTAGGTGGTTGGATGGAGAAAGCTGAAGGAACAATTATAAGGAATTGGAAAGTAGGAGAGTTTGCTCAGACAGAATTAACCTGTTATGGTCAAGATTTCGGTTTTTCTATGGATATGACAACACTTGTAAAGGTTTCTATTGATAAAGAGGTTAGAAAGGTATATGTTAAAGAAATATACGGAAAAACTGGTTTATCTACTTCTGACATAGCATTTAGGAATAGACAGGAATGTGCAGCAGATTTAATAATATGTGATAGTGCAGAACCTAGACTTATAAATGAGTTAAGAAACACAGGACTAAACATAAGACCTACTATTAAGAAGAAGGGTAGTATACTATCTGGCATTGCTTTAATGCAAGACTATGAGATTATAGTAGAGAGAAACTCTAGTGGTATTATACGAGAGCTAAACAACTATGTATGGCATGATAAAGGAGAGAAACCAATAGATAAGTACAATCACTTTATAGATGCAATAAGATATTCTTTACAATATTTAATTCAAGGAGTCAATTCTGGAAAATATGTTATCCGATAATTTGTTTAACATTAAGGTGTTTAACATTATGGGGTCTGTTTAATATTATGCCTTGTTTAACATTATCCCCTGTTTAACATTATGGGGGTCGTTTAACATTATCCCCCCTTCTACTATTTAGATTTATTCTAAATAATATCTGTATTCTTACACAATTATAAAAACAAATTAAGCCAGTAGAAAAGCATAAAATATTTTTGTAGTGTCAAATATATTTTGTATACACGCACGCACGCAATATTAAAGGTGCATAAAATTTTAACATAATTTTAACAAAATTTTAACATTTACTTTTCTACTTATTTATATTAGTTTTATATATTTGATTATAATTATTAACTAAAAACAAAAACAATGGATAAACAAAAATTAATAAAACAAATAACAATTCAAATTGAAGATTTACAATCTGACTTGTGCTCTGAGTGGATAAACGAAGACCAAAAAAGAAAAGGACAAACTATAAACGACTTACAAAGCTTGAAAACTGTTTTAGGTCATATTATTACTTTACAAACATTATAAAACAAAATAAAACTATGAAAGACTTTAATAAATATTTATTCTTAGATAATTTAAAAGAGGATATAAAAGAAGAAATTAAAAGCGGAAATTTAAACGATGAAAGTGAAATAAATTTATATATATTTGAGGAAATTGACAGAGCTGTAATATATTATTCTCATTGCTTCCAAATAATGATAGATTTTAACGCCTATGATTTCGAAGGGTGTAAAAATGTTACTGAGTTAGCTTATCAAGTATTAGAGGACTTTGTTTGGTCTGAAATGACAGATTTAACTGAGCTACTAGATGAAGCAAAAGAAGAAACAGAAAAAACAATATTAACTATTGAAGAAGTTAAAAGACAATTAAAAAAATAAAGATATGGAAAACAAAGAAGCTATAAAATTATTAGATAATGTATATTCTTTAATAATGCATAAAATTAATAATAAGAATAGTAATAAACTATATAGAATATCACAAGTACAAAATGTATTAAATATGATAGATGATTTACAAAACGAAATAGAACAATTATAAAAAAATAATATTATGACAAAAGAAAAACAACAAAGAAATAAATTAATTGATTTTATTCTTGACTTTGCAGGTGATGAAATAGAAACAACAAACGATGCTTTAAAACTTGCAAGAATGACAAACGAAGAATTAAAAGAAGATATTAAAAGTATTAAAGAATATTATAAAAGAGAACATAAAACAACAATATAAAAACTAAACAACATGAGAAAAATAACAAAAGAGAGCACAAAAGCTTTTTTTAATAATACTAATTATAGTAAATCAAATACATTTATTGTAAATAATAAATTCTATTTGCACAATAATTTAATAGCTGAAATAAAAGATAATAAATTAATATTGTCTAATTGTGGTTGGTTCAGTAATACCACAAAAGAAAGATTAAACGGAATTTTAGAGTATATTGGTAAACCGTTAATATATCAGAAAAACTTTATCTGGTATTTAAATGGCAATAAATGGAACGGCAACAGAACAGAAATAAAATTTTAACATAATTTTAACATTTCTTTAACAGTTAATTAGATATAAGTTTATATATTTGAGTATAACAAAAACAAATAATATTAACTAAAAACAAAACAATGAACAAACTAAAACAACAAGACAAAACAACCTTGACAGGTTTAGCAATCGTTACAGGTTTAATCCTTCCAATGATATCATTTATTATAATAGAGATAATCAACGGAACTAAAATATATATCTAATGAGTATAAAAGTAACAGATACAAATTTAGTAATTATTGAAAAGAATAATACTATAAAAGTTTATACATTAAAAGAATATACTAAACTTAAAAGAGATAATAAAATAATTAACCAAATTAACAGAGCATTTAAATATATTACAATTACTTTAATTGGTGCGATGTTATATAATATAATTAAACAATGATAGAATATATATTAAACCCTTTTATTATAGTTAACTTTGGTTATATGATAACTGCTATAATAATAACATTAATAATTAAAAAGAAAAACAAATGACAAGAGCAGAAATAAAAGAAGCTTTAATTCATTACTATGAAATAGATTTAAATAATTGTTTGTTTAATTCTAAAGACTGGGTAAATGAATTGTCTAAAGCTTTAACAGATAAAGAATATTTAAACAACTTTAAAGAAGAATATAAAAACTATACAGAATTTATTAACCAATAAACAATTAAACAAATGACAAAGAAAGAATTACAACAAGAAATAAAAGAACTTAAACAACAATTAAAAGAGTCTAAGCCTAAAATACAAAATGCTTACCTGAGCGATATATATAATATATTTGCTTCAGATGGGGAACTATATATCCAAAGTGAGCACCTACATTTAATTATTAATTGTGAGAGTCTTTTAGGTGACTTAGACTTAATCAATCACTTTGTATTAAAAGAGAATAAGAAGACACAACAAATGTATTTAGATAACCTAAAAGAAACAATTAATAAATATGCTTAAAATAATAGATTATGACAAAGGGATTATATATCTAAATCCTAATAACATTAGTGAACTAGAGCAACAGATAAGAGACTGTAAAATAATAATGAATAACGGAAATATATATTTAGCAATGGACAACATTGAAGACATACTAAACAACATTAAAGACATATAAAACATTTGTTTTGGTTAGTCAAAAGAGGGGTTAAAGCTTAGGTTTTAGCCCTTTTTTTTATACGCTTTATTATATACATTTATTTTTTAATGTTCTGATAATGAGATATTATATATAGTGATATTTGAACAACCTCATTTAAGCTCATTTAAGAGCCTCTAATTACCTCATCTATATACATATACATTTATTTAAATATCTTTCTTTAAACATAGCTTAAAACGATTCAGAATATATTATTTTAATGCGTTTATATATATAATTAACGTAAATCGGAGATGGCTGAGGTAAGTAGCCCACTCTTATGATTTCATTACAAAAACGAATTATTCTAAAACTCATATTCTAAAAATATAAATATAATTTTAAAACGAGTTGAGTAATTAAAAGGTGTATTGATGGAGTTTTATTCGCCCTCCTCTTTATATATGTTACTTTAAATGTTGTTAGCTAGACAACTGGTTAGCTGATGTACTCGTTGAGTTGAATGATACTAGGGCGTTCACGAAAATAACAAAAGGATTTAGTATCGCAATTCTCAAGGAGATTTAGGTTACCTGAACCAATAGGAGTCTATGCCTAAAGTGTAGCAACTTATACAGATTTGCAACTGTCTATATAGATAACGATATTTTTTATTTTTGTTTTTTTATACTGTTAAAACAAAAAGTAGTGGATTTCGTTATCATAGTATGGTAAAAGAATATAAGTTAGAAGTACCTACTAAGTTAGAGGGTATAACATTAAGACAGTATCAGGATTATCTAAAAGTGTTAGATAAATGGGATAAGGAAGATGAGGTGTATATTAAGACAAAGATGTTGCAGATATTTTGTAACCTAGATATAGAGGATACATTTAAAGTACCTATAAACAACTTTGATTTTGCTATTGATACAGTAAATAGATGTTTTGATGAAGAGAAGCCTTTAGTTAATAGATTTGAGATGTCTGCTAAAGATGAGTATGGAGATGAGACTATTGTTGAGTTTGGTTTTATACCAAAGTTAGATGATATGTCATTTGGAGAGTTTATTGATTTAGATAATAATATATCTGATTGGCAGAATATGCATAAAGCAATGGCTGTCTTATTCAGACCTATTATCTTTAAGAAGAAGGAGTTTTATAGAGTGATGGATTATGAAGGGAGTCATAAGTACTCAGATGTAATGTTGGATATGCCAGTTAATGTAGCGATAGGGGCGATGGTTTTTTTTTATCGTTTAGGGAGAAAATTACCGAGTTATACGGTGGATTATTTAGTGAAGGTGTTGAAGAAACAGGGAGTTCCACCTCAGCTCAAGCAAACTTTGGACAAAAGTGGGGTTGGTATCAATCAATATTTACAATCGCTAAAGAAGATGCAGCTAGAATTGATGAAGCAACCAGACTTCCAATACATACCTGTTTAATGTATTTGGAATATATAAAGGATAAAACAAATTTAGAGAATGCTTTAATAAAAAGAGCACATAAAAAATAGATATGACACAAGTATATGACTTATTAGACAAGTTAAAGGACGAATTAAGATTAAATAAGCACGTTAATAGTGTTAGTTTTGGAGATATTACTGAAATTAACCTAAATAAGACAGATATATTCCCTTTAACACACTTAAACATCTCAAATGCTGTAATAAGCTCAAATACTATCACTTTTACGCTTCAAGTACTATGTGCAGACATATTAGACTACAATAAACAGGATTATAGCTATGATTTGTTCTATGGCAACGATAATTTACAAGATATAATGAATACACAGTTGCAAGTAGTCAATTTAGTATACTCTAAGCTAAAAAGAGGTACTTTAAGAGAAGAATTACTACAAGTAGACGATAATATCTCTGTTCAGCCATTTAAAGACAGATTTGAGAATGAATTAGTAGGATGGGGAGCTGATATAGATATAATAATGAGAAACGATATAAGTATCTGCTAATGGACACTAGTTTTATAACAATAGCACTTACCAGACTAGGTAGGAAAACAGTTTCTAGGCTTAAAGAGCAGCTATATATGGATGAAACTATAGCTACTGGCAAGTTAGCTAATAATATTAAAGCAAAGGACGTAGTAGGTAATGCTTTAACAATAACTATGGATGCTTATGGTGGAGCTATAGACGAAGGTATTCGTGCAGGTAAAAGACCACCTAATGGAGATAGAATAGAAGATTGGTTAAGATTCAAAGGTATACGTCTTAGAGACAATACTACTGGCAGATACCTTAAACATACGGACTATAATTACAATAAGATATCATTTCTTATTAGCAGAAGTATATCTAGAAGAGGTACATTAAAAAAGTTTCAGTTTAAAGGAAGTAATTTTATAGACAGAGCAATAAACAACACATTAAGTGAATTTGATGATACTATATTAGAAGCATTTAATAAGGAACTAACAAAAGAATTTGATAAAATAAAAACAAATGGCTAAAATAAACGTAAGAAGTCCTTACTTCGTAAACATATCATCTAATAACTTGACAAGTGCAACTATTGAAATTTTAATATACACAGGTGCAGCAAATACAACTTGGCAAGGAAGTCCACAATATAGTTTAAGCTCAACAGCTATAAACGAAAAAGTTAATTTTGATATATCAGAGTTAATAAAGGACTATATCCCAGCAGCATTCAACGGAGTATATCCAAACAAGTTAGATGCTACGGATGATTATACTACAATGTATGTTGATTATCAAATTACATTATTTATAACAGGAGGAAATACACAATCTCTATCTTTAGGAAACAGAGCTTTTTATGGATATGGCTATTTTGAAGATGGTGCAAATCCTCAACTATCACAAGGTTACTTACAATCTAATAATGTTATACTAAAAAAAGATGATGCTCCTATAAGAATACCAGTAGATAATGAAAACACTAATTCAGTCGCTTTCTTTTATCAAGGGCAACAAGTATATTCATGGGTTCAAGATACTAATCTTAAAATACAAGACCAAATTGTTTATATAAGCAACGGAGTTAATGGAGCAGATAGCTTTGAAGAAAGAGTAGAGTTAGATGGAGGTACATTTGAAGATAATGCTTGTATTGACCAATTTGAAGATGACTTTGAGTTACATCCTGTAGATACAGTTTATGTGTCAGCAGTAGATGGTTTAACAATAATTAAAGTAGATAATATAGAAGAGTGTAAATATACTCCTTACAAGGTCACGTTTATCAATAAGTTTGGTGCTTATCAAGATATATGGTTCTTTAAGAGAAGTAATCTTAGTATGACTAAGAAAGATGAGATGTTTAAGTCAAATATAATAAATAATGGCTCTTATAACACTTATCAGCATCAATATGAGACTTTTCACGTTAATGCTAAAGAAACTTTAAGTTTAAACACAGGATTCTACCCAGAATCTTACAATGAAGTATTTAGACAGATGTCTTTAAGCGACAAAATATGGATAGAGTACAACGAAAAGACTCTACCAGTTAGATTGACCTCATCTAACCTATCATTCAAGACTAGATTAGATGATAAGCTAATAAATTACACAATAGAACTAGAATTTGCATTTGATAAGATAAACAACGTAAGATAATATGCGTAGAGAAGTAGAAATATACATAAATACAGCAGGATTTGGCGAAACTGTAACTTATAAGCGATTAGACATCTTTTCAGAAGAATCTATCAACATAACTAACTCAATACAAGATATTAGAGATATAGCTAAGGTATTTACTGACTTTACACAACAATTTAGCTTACCTGCTAGTTCTCCTAATAATTTAATATTTAAACACTACTATAATTTTGATATTGTAGGAGGTTATGATGCTAGAGTAAAGAGAGAAGCATTAATAAAGATAAATGGAGAGGATTATAAGAAAGGATTTCTTAGTTTGAATAGCGTAAGCATGAAAAACGGAGTTGCTTTTGCTTATAAGGCTGTATTTTATGGTAAAACAGTAAATCTTAACTTACTTTTTGGCGATGACGAGTTAGATAACTTAGCTGTAGATAATACTTCTTATTTATCTAAATTTAATCAAACATATACTACTTCTAACGTAGAAACAGGGTTTTCTGATGGATTTAATTTAGTTAATAATGTTTTAGTAACTAATACATCCTCTACAACAGCAGGAGACTTATGTTATCCTTTTATAAGTGGTAAAAGTCATTATTATTGGGATTCAACTCACGACAATGGACCTGAGTTAAGAGAAGAGGTTGTTTCAAGAAATGTAAGACATCATAACAGCTCTACCTCACACCCTACTGGACTATCTATGATAGACTTAAAACCAGCAATTAGATTATATCACATAATATTAGGCATAGAAGACAGGTATGGTATTACATTCTCTAAAAACGGAACAAACGACTTCTTTAGTACGTCTAATGCTTCATTCTATGAGTTATACCTATGGTTGCATAGAGAAAAAGGAGATTTATCTTCACAAATAGCAATAAGCGAAAGAAAACTTGATTTAGATGACTATCTGTTTATTAACACAACTCCTACAGGTCAAAACGACCCTAGAAGTAATTCTAATAAAGACTTAGTTACTTCTATTGTAGTTGACGGACCTGATATTACAGAGATTTATTATAATTATCAAATACAAGTAACTCCTACTGGAGCAGGATTATATACTTTAGAATTATTTGATGGAGAGTCAGGAGAAATAATAGGAACTTCAGAGCATTCTGGGGGAGGGTCTGTTACTAGAAGCTATACGATACAAAAGGAATTTGGAAGTGGCGAAGGAACACAAACTTTTACTCCTATATTCAAAGTAAGAACACAAGGAGGTATAACTCAAATAGCTGTAAATAGTTTTAATATAGTATACAATGAGGTAGATAATTCAGGCGGTTCTGCTGGTTATACTGCTAACTATACATACAATGGAGGTAACGCTATAGGAGTTTCTTCAGGTATAAATATAGTAGATAATATGCCTAAGATGAAAGTTATAGACTTTTTAACATCTATATTTAAGATGTTTAATCTAACTGCTTTTTATGATGGAGAAACAATTAAAGTAAGAACATTAGACAAATTTTATGATGAAGGTACAAGTCACGATGTAAGTCAATATATACACGCTGATAAACATACTGTAGATAAAGCAAACATATATTCTAAGATAGATTTTGAGTATCAAGACGCATCTACTTTTGCTATAGTAAACAGCAATGAAATAACTAATGATGAATTTGGTAATGAAAGACTTAGTAATAGGTCTAATGCTATAAGCAACCCTTTAGCATTTGATGGAGGAACGTATTCTGTTAAGTTAGGATTTGAACATCTTATGTATGAGAGAATGACTGACCAAAATGATGACACAGATAGAACTACTGTACAATGGGGATGGATGGTTAGTAAGGATGAGAATCCAATACTTGGAAAACCTCTAGTTTTTTATTGTAGAAAAGAAGACACTTCTAATTATGTTATATTTAGCACAGATGATACTGATTTTGACCAATATATAAGACCAGCAAATACTTTAACAACAAGTGCAGCTACTAATTTACAGTCAATTCATTTTGGCGAAGAAGGAGATGAGTTCTTTGTAGATAATGTAAATACAGAAAGTCTGTTTAACAATTACTACTTTAACTATATAGTTCCTATATATAATGAAAAGTCAAGGTTATCTAAGTTTGAAGCTACATTACCTTTGAAATTAGTTACTAAGTTAGAATTAAACGACAAACTAATTATATCAGGTAGAAGCTATAAGATAAACAGAATACAGATGAATATAAACACAGGTAAGGCTACATTAGAATTAATAAACTTAGTAGGTCCTGACTTTATATCTACTGTTGTTTCTTATCAAAATGTTCCTGTCTCATTATATTTTAGTTCATCTATTAGAACATTACAAAATTTATCAATAGGAGACACAATGTTTACTGATAACGAATTAAACTCTACTGCTTCAGCAGGAACATATACTCAATCAGGGTCGTCAAATATCGACACTTATTGCGATAGTGGTTGTATTATGGTTATGGTTTTAGACTCACAAGGAATAATCACATCTATAAGTTGTCCGTGTCCATAAAAAAAATAATATGATAAGAGAGATAATAGATTTATTAGGAACATCTGATTGGGATGTTAAAGACGAAGATATAAATATAGCTAAAGGTAAATATTTAGCACCTACTAATTGGAAAGAATTTAAAAACGCAATAAAACGAAATAAATAATGGCAACAAGCTCATCAACAACAAAAACTATAGTAATAAAAGTAGAAGGTGGTCAAGCGATTGCTTCTATGGACAATGTTACTCTTAGCACTAAACAACTTAACGCTGAACTAGCTAAAGTTTCTGTGACAGGAGGAAAGGGAAAAGCAGGAGGAGCTTCAGGAGCAACTGGTGGAGCTACTGCAACAGTACTAGAACTTGGTAGGACTATATCAGATTCCAACTACGGAATTAGAGGTATGGCGAACAACATCTCTCAGTTAGCATCTAACTTCTTGTTTATGACTAGGAAAGTTGATGAAACAACTAAACAAGCTATAGGTTTTGGAGGGGCTTTAAGACAAGTGGGGTCAACTATATTAGGACCTCTAGGTATTTTATTAGCTATACAAGCTGTTATTGCTGTAATGGAGAAAATATCAATGACATCTGGAGGTGCTGAGAAAGGATTAGATGATTTTAGAGAATCTGCTTCAAAAGCAGGTACTGATTTAAAAATATTACTAAACCAAGTAGAAAGAGGTAATATATCTAACGAGGATTTAGCTAAATCTGTAAAAAAAGCTAATGATGAGTACAAAGACTTAAATATATCTATAGATGATAATGGTAAATTAACAGAGGAGTCTACAAAAGCTATTAAGAAACAAATTTTAGCTTTAGAAGAATTAGCTTTAGCAAATGCAATACAAGATGAAGTTCAGAAATTACAAGCAAAAGTAGTTAAACAAACTTTAAAAGCTAGAGAACAGTTTTCTAAAGAAATGATAGATAGTGTTTCTGAGATGATTGAAGCAGATGAAAAAGCTAAAGAACAGTTTTTAGCTGATGGAGGTATTATAGAAATGTTTTATGGAAAACTTGATGAATTTGAACAAGGCTCTCCAGAAGCATTAGCTGCAGCATCAGTTAGAAGTATAAATAGAGCTAAAGATGCTGTGTCAGAATTAACAGATATATTTGGAGAAGAGGGTATAGTAAATAAAATATTTGGAGATGATGATGATAGAGATGAACCTAAAGCAATAAAGTCATTTAAACAAAGATTACTTGATTTATCAAAAATAACACTAAAGTTTCAGAGAGATGAAGAGTTAGCTACTGAGGAAAATGAATTTAAGAAGTTAGAAATAAAGCAAAAATATGAAAGAGAAGATTTGCAAAATAGACATGACTCTTTTATAGAAAAAGAAAAGCTTAGGTTAAAGAATTTTAAATCAACTAGCAAGAATGCTGCTAAAATAGCAGAAGCAGAAGCTCTTTTTAACGAAACGGAGCTACAAGCAGAAAAGGAACATCAAGATGCTTTAACAGAATTAACAATGACTCAAGCATCTAAAAGAATAAGCTTTCAATTAGAATTAGCTAGAGAGTTTGCTAAAAAATATCAAGAAGCAGTTGATGCTGGAGAAATACAAGCTCTGACGTTTGGTATGACTCAAGACGCTGGAGTTGATGCTTTAAATGCAGAAGCTATGTTGCTTCAAGCTCAATACGACCAAAAAGTATACTTTTTCAATCAAGAGATAGAAGAAAGGAAAAGACAAGGTAAGGCTATAACTGACATAGAAAGAAATAAATTAAATGCAGAAAAGCAATTCCAAAATGAAAGTTTAGTATTGACTCAAAAAACTGATGAAGCTAAAAGAGCTATAGTTGCTCTAGGTTTTCAAGCTATTGCTCAAATAGCAGAAGAGGGTAGTGCTATAAATAAAGCTGCAAGTGTTGCTGCTGCCTTAATGAGTACTTATGAAGCTGCCAATGCTGCATTAGGTGCTAAACCTTACGGACCTTGGAATATAGCTCAGGCAGCTATAGTAACAGCTATGGGTCTTGCTAATGTTAGTAGTATCTTAAAAACACCTACACCAACAAAAGACGGAGGAACATCCACTTCAGCAGGAGCTGGTGGAGGAAGAACATTTGACTTTAACTTAGTTGGTTCTACAGGCACTAATCAATTAGCTGAAGCAGTAGGTAGTCAATTCCAAGAACCTGTTCAAGCTTATGTAGTAAGTAGTCAGATGACATCACAACAAGAATTAGACTTACAAATATCAACAGGAGCTTCATTAGGAGGAGACTAATATAAAACAAAATACATTAAATACGTTATCAAATTATGGAAGAAAATATTATAGAATTATTTATAGACGAAGAAAATGATTTTGCTGGTATAGAAGCTATATCTATAGTGGAAAACCCTGCAATAGAAGAAGACTTCATTGCTTTAAAAGCACAAGAAATTAAGTTAGCTGAAGTAGATGCTGAGAAACGCATACTTATGGGAGCTGCTTTAATACCAGACAAAAAAATATACAGACATAACGGAGAAGAGGAGTATTATATATTCTTCTCTAAAGAAACTGTAAGAAAAGCTTCTGAGCTGTTTTTGACTAAGGGTAAGCAGAATAACTCAACATTAGAACACGAAGTAGAATTAAACGGACTAAGTGTTGTAGAGAGTTGGATAATAGAAGATGAGAAGAAAGATAAATCAGCTAAATATAATCTTGACTTACCATTAGGAACTTGGATGGTTTCTGTAAAAGTAAATAATGACCAGATTTGGGAAGAGTTTGTTAAAGAAGGTAAAGTAAAAGGATTTAGTATAGAAGGATTCTTTACAGATAAACTAGACGAAAGACCTAATGAAAGTGTAAAAGAACAAATGGACTATGATGAATTTGAAGCATTAGCTAAATTATTTCAACTAGAGGACTTTTTACTTAAGGGAGAAGAAGTAGAATTAGAAACATATAGTGATTATCCACAAGCTGCAAGAAACAATGCTAAAAGAGCATTAAAGTGGAAAGAAGAAAATGGTAGTGATTGTGGTACTCTAGTAGGATGGACAAGAGCTAATCAACTAGCATCAGGAGAAAATATATCTCGTTCAACAATAGCTAGAATGGCTTCATTTAAAAGACATCAACAGAATAAAGATGTTCCTTATAGTGAGGGATGTGGAGGTATTATGTGGGATGCTTGGGGTGGTAGCTCTGGAGTTAACTGGGCAATAAACAAATTAAAACAAATAGATAAATGAAAAAAACACCAAGTAACAATAGTCCAAAGAATAGTAAAAGAGCTTGCTTATGTAAAAACAATACCTATAGCACTAAGTGCTGTGATGGTAGTTTACAGGCTCAAGGAATTGGGAGTTTAACTAATCAAAGTAATTCACAATAATCCGAAAATGAAACAGATTATTTATTAAACGTTAACAAATTATAATAATTATTTATGAAAGCAACAGAAATTATCAACAAATTTAAAAACGTATTACTTTCTGTAGAAGCTGAAGAAGAAACTCCTGTTCAAGAGGAGCTTTCTGCTGAAGTAGAAACAGAAGTAGTAGAAGAGCAAGTAGAACTTGCTGAAGAAACAGTAGATGAGACTTCTTTAGAAGAAGAGGTAATCGAAGAAGACGTGGTTGAAGAAGTAGTAGAAGAAGAAAGCATTTACGCTACCAAAGAAGAATTAAACAAGGTAGTAGCTGAATTTAAAGCTATGTACGACCAAATGATGGACAACATGAGTGATGTTGAATCATCTGATGTTCCTGAAGAATTAAGCTCTGACAAAGTAGAGTTATCTGAAGAAGCAGAGTCTATCGCACATTCTCCTGAAGCTGAAGTAAGCTCAAACACAATGAACTTATTTTCTCAGAAACAACCAGTAACAACAAAACAAAGAGTATTTAACAAATTATTTAACAACTAATATTAATTATGGCAACTACAACATCAATTACAACTACTTACGCAGGTGAATTTGCAGGGAAATATATTTCTGCTGCTTTATTATCTGCTAATACTATCGAAAAAGGTGGTATCGAAGTAAAACCAAACATTAAATTTAAAGAAGTAATCAAGAAATTAGCTACAGGAGCACTTATAGCTAACGGAGGATGTGACTTCGCTGCAACTTCTTCTGTAACTTTAACAGAAAGAATTATCGAGCCAGAAACATTCCAAGTAAACTTAGAATTATGTAAAGCTGATTTCCGTTCAGATTGGGAAGCAGTATCTATGGGATATTCTGCATTTGATTCATTACCTAAAACTTTCCAAGACTACTTATTAGCTCACGTTGTAGCTAAAGTAGCTGAAAAGAATGAGCAAAACATCTGGAGAGGTGTTAACGCTAACGCTGGAGAGTTTGACGGATTTACTGTACTAGCTGCTGCTGATGCTGACGTTATTGACGTTGCTGCTGCAACAGTAACTTCTGCTAACGTTATCGCTCAATTAGGAGCTATCGTTGATGCAATTCCTTCTTCATTATACGGAAAAGAAGACTTATACTTATATGTATCACAAAACATCGCTAGAGCTTATGTAAGAGCTTTAGGTGGATTTGCTTCTAACATAGGTGGAGCTGGAACAATGAACGAAGGTACTCAATGGTACAACGGAGGAGAATTATCTTTCGATGGCGTAAGAATCTTTGTTGCTAATGGATTAGCTGACAACACTGCAATGGCTGCTGAAAAGTCTAACTTATATTTCGGTACAGGTTTATTATCTGACCACAATGAAGTAAAAGTTATCGATATGGCTGACATTGACGGAAGTCAAAACGTAAGAATAGTAATGAGATTTACTGCTGGTGTACAATACGGTATCGGTGCTGACATCGTTCTTTATTCTTAATATAAATTAATACTAACATATAAAAGGGGTAGGTGGGATATTCTACCTACCCTTTTTTATTAAAAAACATATAAAAAATGGCTTGTGATTTATCAAAAGGGAGACTAGAAGCGTGTAAAGAGTCCGTAGGTGGAATTAAAAATCTTTACATTGCTAATTACTCAGACGCTATGTACGGTGGTATGGCTGACGCTGCTTCTGTTGCACCATCTGGTGCTGCATTTGACGGAACGGTAGCAACTTTAACTGCTGGTGTAGACGTGCACAAATTCGAACTAAGAGGAGACAATAATACCTTTGAAGAAACTAATGAAAATTCTAGAGATAACGGAACTTCATTCTGGACTCAATCAGGTGCTTTTGTACTTAAGGCTCAAAATGCCGAAACAATGATGCAATTAAAATTATTGTCTTACGGTAGACCTCATATAATCATTGAAGATTATAATGGGAAATTTAGAATTGCTGGAGGGCAAAATGGATGTGAAGTTTCTGTTAACACTTCTACAGGAGGTGCAATGGGAGACTTAAACGGATATAATATTACTTTCGAAGGAAAAGAAGTATTACCATCTTTATTTGTACTAAGCACACTAGTTGGTGTAGGTGTAACAGCAGGATTCGATGTACAAACAACGAATATGAGTAACGAATAATAATATTGTTTATTATTGGTAAAAATAGGGTAGGCATTAGCTTACCCTTTTTTATTATAAAACAAAAAAGAAAAATATCGTTATCATAATATGATAATAACAAATAATGATAGTGCACAGACGTTTAACATCATTCCTAGAAGTACTTCGGTAACGTATACTACTCTAGGTAATGGAACTGTTGTTGCATCTGCTGGTTCTTTAACAATATCGTTTTTAGAAGAAAGTACAAATGATACTTTTAGCTTTACTAACGATGAAAGTACTAAGTATGATAATTATTTGGCATTTCAAGTGAGCACATCAAATAAACTAAGAACAAGTTTTGATTATTTTATTACTATATTCAATACTTCAACAAATAAATTAGTTTACAGAGATAAAGTATCTGTTCTGCCAGATGCTAGTGTTCCTTATAATAACGAAGGAAGATATTCTATAAGTGATTCAGATTACACAGAATATGCAGAGCCTTCTAACGAATATGTGATATTAGATGACTAACAAGAACAATTCTATAAGAGTAGTAAACTTATCTGGTTATGAAACACCAGAGGTTAAGGAAGTGTACGGTAAAGATTGGGTTTCTTATGGAGAAAACAATGATTACTTTGATAGCCTTATAGAGAAATACTTAGGCTCTCCGACAAACAGTAGATGTATTAACGGTATTGTTGATATGATTTACGGTAGAGGTATAGAAGCTACAGATAGCGAGGAATTTCCTGAGATGTATGCTAAATTTAAATTATTAGTTAGACCAAGAGAAGTAAAGAGAGTCTCTAATGATTATAAGATGCTAGGACAAGCTGCTATGCAAGTAGTATATAACAAAGCTAAGACTAAAATCATTAAGATACTACATTTCCCTATGGAAACTCTAAGGGCTGAGAAATGTGATGCTAAAGGCGTTATTAGAGCTTATTATTATCATCCTAAGTGGGTAGATATAAAGCCTAGTGATAATCCTAAGAGAATACCTACATTTGGTAACGGTAAAAAGAGTGAAACAGTAGAGTTATATATATTCAAGCCATATAGAAGTGGATTTTATTATTATGCTCCTGTTGATTATCATGGATGTTTACAATACTGCTCTTTAGAAGAAGAAGTAAGTAATTATCACATAAATAACATAAAGCAAGGTTTACAACCATCTTTATTAATCAACTTTAACAATGGAGTACCTAATGAGGAGACTCAAGAGTTAATTGAAAGAAAAATATACGACAAGTTTAGTGGAACTTCTAATGCAGGTAAATTTATACTAGCATTTAACGAGTCTATAGAAACTAAAGCAGATATTGACCCTATACATTTACCAGATGCTCACGCTCAGTATCAGTTCTTATCTGATGAGAGTAGAGAGAAGATAATGTTAGGTCACGGTATTGTATCTCCTATATTACTAGGGATAAAAGACAATACAGGATTTGGTAATAATGCAGAAGAGCTTAGAACTGCTTCTGTACTTATGGATAACATAGTTATTAGACCATTCCAAGAAGAAATTATAGAAGGTTTAGAAGATATGCTAAACTTTAACAAGATATACTTAAATCTTTACTTTATTACTCTACAACCAATAGAATTCACACAACTAGATAATATATCTACTAAAGTGAAGAGAGAAGAGGAAACAGGAGAGAAAATAAGCTCAAAGACTACTTTCAACGCTAAACTAAAGAAAATAGATGGAGTTGAGGTTTTTGAAACTATTAAAGAAGCAGAAGATAAAGCGTTAGAACAGGGATGTAAAGGATATCACGAACACGAAATGGACGGTAAAGTATGGTATATGCCTTGCGAGTCTCACGATAGTGCTGTTTCGTTAAAAGAAAATAATGACTTTAGTGATGAGGACGGAGATGACCTTTTAAGCCAATTAGAGCCTCTAGGAGAGCGTATCTCGGATGATTGGGAGTTAATACACTCAGAAGCTGTAAAAGACTCGGAAAAGGACTTTAATTTAGCTAATTTAGCTGAAGCTAATCCAAACAAGTATTCTAAGCAAGATAAAGGCGTCTTTAAAGTAAGATATGCTTATATGCCAAACAGAAAGTCTCCTAACAGTAGAGACTTCTGTAAAAAGATGGAATTATTTACTGATAGAAATGTAGTATTCCGTAAGGAAGATATAGGTCTTATGAGTTTTCAAGGTGTAAACAGAAAGTTAGGACATAAAGGTAATAACTATTCTCTGTTTAAATTTAAGGGAGGAAAGAATTGTCAACATTTCTGGGAGTTAAGAGTATATAAGAAGAGAGTATCTCCTGAAACTGATGTAGACAAGAGTGAAGCATTGAAAGATGGATTTGTTGAACCGATAAACCCTTCAGAGGTATCTACTAGACCAGCAGATATGGCTAACGGAGGAGCATATCCAAATATTTAATATTATGTCAAAAGCATTATTTATAAGCGTACTAGATTTAAAGAAGAGGTCTATCTTAGATGGTAACCTAGATTCTGACAAGGTAATTCAGTTTATTGAAGTAGCTCAAGATACGCATATACAAAATTATTTAGGAGGAAAGTTATATCAGAAATTACAAGATATTATTATAGCAGGTACAGTAGACCAACCAGCTAATTCTAATTATAAATTATTATTAAACACTTATATAAAGCCAATGCTTATATGGTATGCACAAAGTAACTTTTTACCTTTTGCTATGTATCAGATAAGTAACGGAGGAGTATTTAAGCATAGAAGTGAGAACTCAGATACGGTTACTTACGATGAAATGGCTATGTTAATAAATAGAGTATCGGAAACTGCTGATTTCTATACAAGAAGGTTTTTAGATTATATGTCTTATAACAGCACATTATATCCAGAATATACTTCTAATAGTAATGATGATATGTATCCAGACAAAGATGTTAACTTTCATGGATGGGTTTTATAATATGATAGAGAGAATGTATAAGCCTAAAAAGGTAAATGTTGAGAAACTAAAGCAGTATTTAAAGAAACAAGAAAATGATGTGGACACAAACAAACACGCTGAACGCAAAAGTAAAATATAATTATAAAACAAAAAAGTAATGGCTAACGAAATATATAATACAACTTGGTGGGGCAATGCTTTGGATACTGCAAGAACTGCTGGTACTGAGCCAGATTTCTTTGGTAGTCAGATGAAACTGCTTACAAGTGAGCAGGATAACTTACTTGTAAACGGAGATTTTAGTAATGGAACTACGGATTGGAATTTCACAAGCGGTGCAACTTTAACAGATTTAGGAGCAAAAATAACACATACTCCAACGGCTGGCTCTATAGCACAACCTAATGTTTTAGTAATAGGTAAGGAATACAAACTTACTTATGAAATTACTGAAAAAATCACGGGAGGGTTAAAATTTAATTCTGCTGTAAATACAACAATGATTACAAGTGTTGGAGTACACACAAAGTACTTTGAAGCAGATGGTACAACCGTCGTTGTCGCAAGAACAGACGCAAGTAACAATGACGTAACTATAACAAACATATCAGTACAAGCAGTTAGATTAGACTTAGACCAAATAGAAGCAAAAAAATGTTTAGCAGACTGGATTCACGTAACTGCATTACAAGACTTAAATAATTAAACAATGGCAAAACCAAAATTAGCATTAATACCAGCAGCACAAGGAGACAAGTTTTATTCTGTACTCCCATCAGATGGAGTAGGAGACTTTGACTTTACAAGAGCAAGTACTGGAACTAGAATAGCACCAACTGGACTAATAGAAGAAGTAGCAAGTGGAGATTCAAGACTAAACTACGACTTATTAAATGGTAAAGTAGTTAATTGTCCTCATTACCTTTTAGAACCAGCTAGGACTAATCTTATAACTTATTCAGAAGATTTTAGTAATTCTTATTGGATTAAAGGTGATTCGACAGTTAGTATAAATCAAGCAATTTCTCCAGATGGTAGTTTAAATGCTGATAAATTAACACCAAACAATATAACTGCAATTGCTTTTATCTACTATCAAGTTACTTTAAGCGCTTCTAATTATACGTTTTCTTTTTTTGTGAAATATAATGGTAGACAATATTTGCAATTATTATTTGGAAGTAGCGCATCTACTGATTTTTCTAACTTTGACTTAATAAATGGCATTGTTACATCTGGAACTGGAGAAATAAAAAATTATGGAAATGATTGGTATAAAATATCTTTAACTGCAAATGTAAACTCTGGAGCAACACAAATATATTTATTGAGTATTGACAATGCATCATCTTTAAGGGCAGCATCATCTACTGGTAATGGAATTGATGGATATTACATCTGGGGCGCACAAATAGAACAAAGCTCTTACCCAACAAGCTACATTCCTACTAATGGAACAGCAATTACAAGAGCAGCAGAAACTGCTGATGGCTCTGGAGATGCAGCTACGTTTAACGATTCAGAAGGTGTTTTGATGCTTGAGGGAAGTTTTGTTGATGATACATCTTTTAAAGGAATATCTATTAGTAATGGCTCAAATTCAAATAATATTCGTATTTATCATTCAGTAACAGATAATCAATTAGTTTTTAGAGTAACTGTAAATAGTGTAGACCAAGCTTTAAGATTATACACATTAAACGATACATCTTTATACAATAAAATATCCTTTAAATACAAAGAAAATGATTTTAATGTTTTTATTAATGGATTTAAACTTTTAACAGATGATAGTGGCTCTACTTTTGCAAGTGGTGTTTTAAATCAATTAAATTTTAATAGAGGAGATGGACTAGACCCTTTTTACGGAAACACTAGAGAAGTACAATACTTTGATTCAGCATTAACAGACGCACAATTAGAAACACTAACAAGTTGGACATCATTACAAGAAATGATTACATCTCAATTATATACAAATTACTAATGGCACAAACACTAAAATTTGGAAATAAAGTATGGGCAGCTAAAGAAGATTCTGTACTGGCATACAACGACATCAATAACAACTATAAGCCTTTGCCTTTCGACTTTGCAAGAGCAAGTATAGGAACAAGAGTAAACAAAGATGGTCTAATAGAAACAATGGGGCAAGATATAGCAAGAATAGACTATACAGATAGTGCTGATGGTGTTCTTTTGTTAGAGCCTAGTTCTACTAATCTTATAACATATTCAGAAGATTTTTCTCAATGGACTACTGATAGAGTAACAGTATCTCAAAACCAAATTGTTTCACCAAATGGAACTTTAAATGCAGATTTAATTGCTGAAAATTCTGAAAATAACATACATAGAATTTACATAGGTTCAATAACTTTAACTGATAATGTTGATTATACAATTACTGTTTTTGCAAAGAAAGGAACTTCAAATGCAATTCAACTAACACCAACATCTACATCTGCTATTGGTAGTGGTAGGGCAAACTTTGATTTAGACAATGGAATTTTAGGGGCTGTCAGTGGGGGCACTGCAGAAATTAAAGATTATGGAAATGGCTGGTATAGATGTTCTTACTCTTTTGAAGCATTGGCAACTGCTACATCAGCAATAGCTGTAAATTTAATTAATGATGATTTAAATGCTGTAAGAAATGTTACTTATCTTGGAAATATCAATAATAACGTCTATTTATGGGGCGCACAATTTGAAGCCTTATCCTACCCTACATCTTACATACCAACATCTGGCTCAACAGTAACAAGAGCAGCAGAGACTTGTAATAACTCTGGTAATAGTGAAGTGTTTAATGATAGTGAGGGAGTATTGTTTTTAGATATTAATTATAAAAACATACAATCTACTTGGCAAGGAATTGCAATAACAAATAATAATTCTGCAAGTAATAGAATATTTATAGGTACTGCACTTAACACAAAAACTTTAGAAATTTATTTTCAATCTGGTGGAGTTGTTTTATGGCAACCAGACTTTGAATTATCAAAAATTAATCAATTTCAAAAAATAGCAGTAAAGTACAAAGCTAATGATTTAGCGTTATTTGTAAATGGTTTTGAGGTAGCTACAGATAATTCAGTAACAACAATGCCTATTGGCTTATCTCTTTTAGGTTTCTTTGGTTTTCTCACTTCAGAACCTCAATATGGGTGTACAAAAGAAATTGGCTACTACGATACAGCTTTAACAGATGCAGAACTAGAAACATTAACATCATACAGAAACTGGGTGTCTATGGTAAACGAATTAAATTTAAACATAATATACAATGGCTAATACATTAAAATTTGGTAATGGACAATGGGCAACTGGTAACGGACAAGTCCTTGCGTATAATGACGAGAACTCTAACTTTAAACCTCTACCATTTGACTTTACAAGAGCATCAAGTGGAACAACAGTTAATCAATCTGGTTTAATAGAAACAGTAGGTAGTGGAATACCAAGAATAGACTTTCAAGGAAATACTAAAGGTGCTTTATTATTAGAGCCTAGTAGGACTAATTTAGTTACTAAATCTGAAAACATCCAAGATTGGAATAGAGCAAGTAACGCTACTGCTGAATTTGGTTATCAAGACCCATTTAAAGGCAATAAAGCAGTTAAATTAACAAGTTCATCTGGTGCTCAAGCATACCAAGTATATCAATCTTCAAGTGCTTTGTCAGGTGGTACAACATACACATTTAGTATGTACGCAAAAAAAGGTTCTGGTTATTTATTTAGATTAGATTTTGCTATTCCAGATAATGGTAATGTTGTTATAGATTTAAGAGATGGTAGTTTAGTTTCTGAAGGTGGAATTGGTTACATAACTTATGATGTAGAGTCTGTATCAAATGGTTGGTATCGTATATCAATGACGGGTACTTTTAGTTCATCTGCATATTATAGAGCTGGTTTATCTAACCAACAAGGGGATTGTTATGTTGCTTTTGCACAACTAGAAGCTGGAAGCTACGCTACTTCTTATATACCAACAAGTGGAAGTGCTGTAACGAGAGTGGCAGAGACTTGTACTAATGGAGGTAATGAACAGGTAATAAATTCAACAGAGGGAGTTCTATATGCAGAGATAGCTGCTTTAAGTAATGACGGAACAAATAGGTTACTTTCTTTAAGCAATGGCACAAGTACAAATAGAATTTTTTTAGGTTTTAATTCTTTATCTAATAGAATAAGGTTTAGAGTTCAAGTTAATAATGTTTATCAAGCCGAAGATACTTTTATTGTTGCTGATACAACTCAATATTTAAAAATAGCTTTTAAGTTCAAAGAAAATGATTTTGCTTTATGGATTAACGGAGTAGAAGTAATTGTAGATAATTCTGGTAGCACCTTTTCATCTAATACTCTTAATAAATTAAATTTTGATAGCGCAGTTGGGGGTTCTCCTCTTTACGGAAACTGCAAAGATTTAAGAGTATATAACGAAGCATTATCAGACGCAGAATTACAAGCATTAACAAGTTAAGTGTAAAAATTACACCTATAATAATAACAAAAGTAAATAAATATGAAAATTAGTAAATACGAATTTGATTCACAAGAAGCAGCAGAATTAAAAATAGCAGCTTTACCTCATTCAACTGATGAAGATGGTAATTC